TAATGTGTCATCAAAAAGTAAAGTTGCCGCTGAACTTGAAGGACCTCTGTATATATTAAGTCCTGCTTGTCCTAAACTTATGCCACTTGGTGATGTTTCACCTGAATTAAGAATAATAACATTATCCTCAATTGACATATTTGCAGTATTAATAGTTGTTGTATTACCTAATACAGTCAAATCTCCAGTGATTCTTACTTCTGGAGTATCCATAGTAAGTTGCGTTCCTGTCGCAGAACTTGTTACAATTTTATAATCACCTGTTACTTTAAGTACGTCTACTGCCATTTTGTGCGGATCCTTTGTCTATAGCATTATTTAGTCAAGAGAAAAGGGCAAAGCGAACTTTGCCCTCTCCAATATGCGATTATGCGTTAGCGAAATCGTCGTCGTCTGTACCAACAAGTGTATTATCATCACCTGCTTCTTCAACTTGCGCCGCACCATCTGATGTGCTTGTGCTAAAGTTCCACGGCACTGACTGTCCGTCATATGCATTAGAACCAGTTCCGTCTGGAGCAATTAAAGTTGCTTTACGACCTGATATTTTAGAAACTTGATAAGTTTCTGAATCATCCATTTTGAATGTGATAGCCATTTCACCTGCCGTTAAAGCATTTGCAAGTTTACCTGTTGTTAGTGTACAAGTAAATTCACCTGCTGTGCCAATTTCTTCACATACAAATTTCTTTGATCCTTTTTGTCTTACGATATAACCTTCTTTAATTGCTGTGCCATTATGAAAGTCTACTTTGATTTCATTTCCAGCCGCTGTTGGCGTACCGAAAAATCTTTTGTTTAGTGGTCTTCCCATTTGTTTTCTCCTATATAAGTAGTCCTATCCGGGTTCTATCCGGTACGCTGTGGGTTAAACAGCATAAGTCCGTTGCGTTATTGCAACTTCCTTTTGACAGTGTATTTAGTCTATTCTTGAGAACAAGTGCATAAGGTGTACAGAACTAAAGTCTTTTATTGCACGATTGATTTTAGCACACTGGTCTTTGTGTTCTTGTACAACGCTATCTCTACGCTGTTGTCTATACTTTAATTCTAACTGACTTAGTTTGTTGATTTCAGATCGCATACCACTACAAAACTTAACAACATCAAATTTAAATTCAGGTGCTGTTTTAGATAGTTCTCTGATTTGACTTTCAACGTCCGGCCAATCCAAACTAGTTTCTATTTCTTTAATACCGTCTTGCATATAGATATTTAAACGGTCATAAAAAAAGGGCGACATAAAGCCGCCCTTTTCTGTATTTTGTAACTAATCTCTTACGAGAATGATACGTTAGCAGTTGTGATACTAACTTTACCTAAGTAGTCACCTGCATTACCAAGAGATGATGCAGTGTTTGTAAGTTCAACATAACCATAACGTGTCATGAAACCTACTACTGGCTCAAATGTATCAGGATCTAGTACTACACCTGAAGACATTAGAGGAATGTATGGGCAATAGAATGCCGCCGCATCAGCCTCTGATGAACCTTTGTAACCAACTAGTACTTGGTTGTCGTTTTCAGCAGTTGTATCCGCCATGTAAGCGTCAACATATACTCTCATAGCATTGTTCAAAGTACCTACAAATTTAGTATTTGTTGGTGCTTCAAATGTACCTTCTGTGCTTCTTGCGAATGCAGAAGTTGTAGCAGATTGTAGGATAGTTAATGCTTGGTTTGAAACCACTGCAAAGTTACCTGCACCTCTACGTGTACGCTGAGCGATCTTGTTAGCCACTCTGTTGATTTGAACAGCAAGTGCCGCATGTTCGTCACCAACAAATGTAGCAGTACCGCTTACAGCCGCTTGGTCGTAAGTTTCTTCAACTGAAGCAAGTGAACGAAGAGATGTTAAAATCTCTTGGTCAATCTCAGCAGTAATCTCTTGTGCAAGAGCCGCCATGATTTCCGCTTCAATATCGATACCTTGTTGTGCTTGAGCGTCTTGTGCCGCTTCAAATGTCCAACGAGCAGATAGTTTTCTTGACTTCGCTTCTACTGCTTGTTTTAAGATTTGAATTGACAATCTGTTACCTGCACTACCTTCTAAAGCCGCTGTTGAAGCACCTTTACCGTCTGTACCGTCACCAGCATATGCTTGACCGATTTTGAATGGTGATAAAGCCTCATCACCTGCAGTCACGTCATTTGCAGTTCCTGTAGCGTTGTTAGTGTCTGAGTAACGTACTCTCAGTGTGTGAATTTGTGATACTGGACCAGTCATTGGTTGTACACCTACGATTTCATTTGCGATAACCGTTGGCATTACACGTCTAATTACTGGAAGAATCACTCTGTTTAGTGTTGCAACATTTCCTGCGGAAGTTGCACCAGCAGTTGCCGACTCAGCGAGATAACGTCTAGTATTCTCGAGAGTGACGTCCATTACGCTTTTCTTGTGACCATCTAAGCCTTCAAGAAGTGCGCCTTTGGTTGCCTGCCAATTTTCATTGATCATTTCTGACATTTTGTCCTTCTCCTTTAGTTTAATCCCGCTAATTTGCGGAGTTCTATTAAGTTTGACTTTTCTTCTACCGGTTGTGTAGTTTCTTTATTGCCTGTTACTTCTGTGCTTTCATTTAGTGCCTTTTTAACAGTTTTAGAAGTTTTTCTGTCTTCCATTACTGCTGGTAGATATTTGTCAAATGCTGTGTGCAATTTTTCAGTTTGCACTGACTCTAGTAGTTCAGACATAATTTCACTTTTGTCTTTCCCTAATGGAGCCAATAACTCATTCATCACTGCAACACGTTTCGCAGAATCTTTAGCAACAGAAATTTCTGCTTCCTTAGATTCAACTAGAGTATCCTTCTCTGTGATGGTTTTCTTAGCCTCAGCCAACGCTTCATCTTTCTCAGCAACGATTTTCATCAACTTCGCAGTCTCTGATTTTTCGTTTAAGTATGAGTTAGAATATTCATTAGCAAACGCTTCGAATAGTTTTCTACCAAAATTGTTTTCACGTGCTGAATGAATATCTTCTTTCAACTGTGAAATCTCTTCTGCTAGTTTCTTACTTACAGTTTCTTTAACAATTTCTGCTGACTTAGCAACAAATTTTGCTTTTACTTCTGCAAATTTTTCTTTGGCTTCTTTTACAAGGCGAACCTTGGTTTCTGCCAAATCTTTTTTGTCTTCTGCGAACTCGTTGATTTCATTTGCAAGTTGCTTAACAACAAAGTCTTCCAATTTTGAAAAGTTTTCTGAAACCTTATTACGGTCTTCATGCAACTCTCCAATTTCTTTAGTCAACTGCTTGAGCATAAACTCCTGCAGTTTTTCAGAATGTTCACCGATTTTCTTCTTATATTCAACTCTTGCTTCTGCAAGTTGTTTCTTATCTTCAGCAATCTCAGCAATTTCTGATTCTAAACGCTCGGAAACCATTTTGTCAATCGCTTCGACCATGTTAGTCTTATCATGTTCGTAACGTTTTGCAAATTCCTCACGGAGTTCAGCAGTAACAGTGTCTTTGTTTTCCTTAACTTTTTGGTCCCATGCTTCTTGTAAGTCAGAACGAACTTCCTCACCTAGTAAGCCTGTTTCAAAAAGTTTATTAAACATATCACTCATTGGCTTCTCCTTAATGTTACTGCAAGCCTTTTATGACTCGTAGCATCTGTTCTTTGAGATACTTCTGTGCTTTAGTATCTTGCGATACTTCGTGAGCCGCCCTTAACGCACTATAACCACCTCTTGTATTCATTAAGTGTTCATAGATTGGTGTCGGGTAAGCACCCGGCGCACTTGGTTGTGCTACCACATCAACTGTGATAATTTCAAAGCCGTTAACTTCTCCAGTGGATTCATTAACTTCACCTGCTCCACGTGAACTGACTCCCAGTTTCACACCTGATTGTAACATGGTTTTGACAAGATTGCCCATCGGGGTAGGCAAAATTTTCATCTTACCAAACCCGTTTGGGCCATCCATCCACATATCTGTAATCATATGCGATACACGATCTAAATTGACCTTTAAATCATCTGGGTGATCAACTTCACCTAGTACAGAATAACCGCCGTCGATCTGATCCTTGAGCGTCTTAACAGCGTTGCCTATCTCGGAGACAGGGTAGATTCGCTGGTTAGCGTTTTTAACACCACCCTGAATACAGATGCCTTTTAGGTAAAGGTCTTTTGAATCCCCTTCACCTTTAGACTCAAGGGTTACTTGTGCCTGATCGAACGTAAGATGTTCTCTTAAGTATGCCATATTGGCTAACTCCTAATTATTCAGCACTCTTTGGTGCAGATGCTTTCTTAAAAGTGTCCCCTGCTTTTGAACCTGGTTCATTCTCGAAAGAAGTTCCCATGTCTTTTGGCTTAGGTGCACTACCGCCCTTTTCTTCACTACCGCCAATAGCGTGTGCTTTAGCATCGTTAGGTGCTTTAGCGTTACTTGCTACTGGTGAAGTAGTTGCATCAGCGCCTTCGGAATTAGATGGAGCAGAAACTTTTTCTACGTATTCACGCATAGTTTCGCCAGCGGATTTTTCTGCTTTTGCTTCGTCTACAACTTCAACTTCGCCTTCTGTTTCTTCAACAGCAGGTTGTTCAATTGCTTCCTCTTCGGCTTCTTCTGATTCTTCTTCGTCACCTTCTTCTGCATCGTCTTTATCTTCTTCTTTGTCGCCCATCATGGCTTCAAATTCTGATTTAAGATCATCTAATGCATCTTCAAGGTCTACAACACGGTCTTCGATGTCATCATGCTCTTCTTCATGATCATCCATTTCACCGTCTTTGTCGAAATCCATTTCGTCTTCTGCTGGTGCTTCGTCTGCAATATCCTTCATCATAGCGTCTGTTGCATCTCCGCCCACTTCTTCGACTGATTCTTCTTCAAAGTTTTCTTCAACTTTGTCTTCTTTTTCAGACTCATCTGCATCTGTTGCTTCTTCAACTTCGTCTTCTTTAGACTCTTCAGTTGCTTCAGCAGTTGCTTCAGTAGTTTCTTCTACTGCTTCTTCGTCTGCTTTTTCCTCAGACTCAATAAGTCCTTGGTAAATTTCTTTTGATTTCTCAACCACGATATCGTGGAAAAGTTCTTCTGCTTTATCTTTGTCTTCATTGACTAGAAGATCAAGCAGTTGTTCAAATTTGCTTGTATCTGACATTGTTTTTCTCCTTAAATTATATTGTTGGCAAGGCTGTCCCTTGTATTTACGAAAAAACCACTTTTACCACTAGAAATAGGCTCATTTTCATGGTTTTTGCAAATCATCGGGTTTTTTGAGTCTAAATTCAAGTTCATCATAGTCTATATTGCGTATATTATCGTAATTGTTAAGTTGTGCTGGACAAAATTCTCCAACTTTAGTTACCCGAAAAAACTGAATGTGGGTGTGAGTCCTGATTACATTTTCAGTTTGTCTGAGCCAATTGCCATAATATGTTGCTGGTTCTTTGGATTTTTTGTAGTTTTGTGTGTCTGCAAATATGTTAATAAACTTTTTACCATTGTTTAACCCCATAAAATCAAAGCCTAGTATGTATATAGACTTGTGATTGTCATCTGCGGCTTTTGCTAGTGCTGTAGGACCGCTACTCCAACCTCTGCTAGGTTGAAAATAGTTTAAATTAGTATAATCTTTATACCCATTATTGTAATTTGTCCATACAACATGATTATGGTGATAACCATCTGCGACAATTTCATGTACCATCTTTGGATCAACTGCAATCAAGACATCAGGTTCAAAATTTCTATAGACTGCATTACAGGCATAGATAATTCCTTTGCCACGCATCTTTTCTAAATCAAAATGTTGTCTTGAGGTACCGTTACCCAATACGAATGCTGTGTTCATATCGGTATTTAAACAGTTTTATTAAAGGGCAGTTTCTTCTTGAGCAGGTTGTCCGTACATAAGTTGCACAAACTCTAATTCTTTTGCTTGTTCAACTTCTCTTGCTTCTGCTGTGCGTCTGATTTGATTTAATTGTTCTAGTGTAAGTCTAGTTTTTCTAGTATCACTAGGTTTTATTACAGAAATATCTCTTTGAGCATCGAAACGTTTGTCGTCCTCAAATTCTGTAGCGTTTTTATCAAAATAAAAAAATTCTTTTAACAACATAATCTTATTTACCTTAAACTGTGTCGCCACCTGGTGTGGTATCTGTGTCAGTAGCGTCTGGAGCCGGATCTGGTGAGTCAGCATCTGGTTCTGTAGTGCCTAGTGTATCTAAATCAGATTGAATACCGCTTGGTGTAACTCCTGCGCCACGCATTTCTGTTCCTGCACTTGACTTGTTAAACTGTTCATTGGTGTTTTCTTCACGCCACAATGTTTCGTTTTCTGCAACTTCTTCTTGTGATAGTCCTAAGAAGCGTTTAAGTGCAAAACGTTTACTCATGTAAGGTACTTCTTGTAGTGAAGCAAATGTGTTTACTCTTGCATTATCCATTTCACTTTGTCTATATGAAGCAAAGTTTTGTGGTGGATTCATTCTAAGATCAAATAGATTGTTGTCAATGTTTACTCCTTTGGCATTCATAAACATTTTAAACTCTCTATCAAAAATGTATGCAACTAAATTTTGTAGTCTTACACAATATTTGTTGAATCTTAATTCTTGAATATAAGCAGTGCCTACCCTACCGTCGTTATACTGTGCGGCAGAATCATCTGCACCGGTAGGTAAGTAAGAACTTGGAATACGTAAACCACGGAATAACTTGTTAGTAAAATATTTTAAGTCATCTATTTCGCCTAAGTTAGTACCGCCTGGTAGTGTTTCTACTTTAGATCCTCTTCCTTCCGCTGTTTGTGGGAAGAAATAGTCTTCATTAATTGATAGTGGATTGAAACTAGCGTCAATAACGTTAGTACCACCTCCAGTTGCTGACGGAATTCTACGCTGATGAATTTCATTTTTAATTCTTTCAACAAATCCCATAGCAAGGTGAGTAGGCATATTACCTACGTCGATGTAAAATACTCTTCTTTCCGGTGCTCTTTGCACACGGTAGATAATAATTGCATCTTCAAGTAATTCTTTCTGCTTATAAACCTTGAAAACACTTTCTAATAAACTGTTACCAAATGGAAAGTTTCTATCTAAACCTTCCGATAAACTTAAATGTACAACATGTTCAGCCTCAATGGTTGCTTGGTTCTGTTGTTTTTCAAATCTTGTTCCAACTTGTTGTGGAGTAGACCCTACATATCCTCTGCCAAGTCCTCCGCCTGATGTAGTATAATCAATTTGACCGTTTCCTGCATTAGGATTCTTTTGACTTACACTTAAATGTTGGAAGTTTACGTTAATATCACTAATAACATACTGCTCAGGTTGTTTACCTTCGCTTTCGTTTACTATTACTTTGTTTACTTTTGCAGGATCAACATGGAACAGTTTAAATGTTTCTGGATCTCTAACAAAAAATGCATCACCGTATTTGAATACATTACGCATTACTCTAAAAATACGTCTATCAAACTGATTCATGTCAACCCACTGTTGCAAATACTGTTTTAATACTTTAGTTTCTGCACCAGTTGCTTGTTGTTTGAAAAATAATTGAAAAGGTGTTTTGTTTTCTGTGTTTTCTTGTGTACAAAATTCTGCTAGGATATCAAGTGCGGCATTTACCTCACTGTCTGTGTCCATTGTTTCATATTGTCCATAACGTTCAATACGATTTGGATGTCCTGAATATACATCTGGTAAGAAACTTGAATAATTTGTTCTTGCAGGTCCTGCTTGTCCGCTACCAGAAATTGGACTTACTTGTCCTGAATTATTTTCTGGTTTGTATTCTGTAAAGTATTTTTTCCAACTCATTTATTTTTCCTAACTGTATTGTTCAACAGTTGATATTACCTGTCTTGTCAAATTATTTTGTGTTTCCATCTTCCTTGTAAGCATATTTAACGCATCTAATAATTTTACACTACCTTCACGGTTGCTGTCAACTACTTTTGTTGTCATTGTGGACATATTTTTATCAAAGGCGCTTATATTATTGCCAAAACCAGCATCATCTGGCATCGTTACATTAGGTGATGACATTTTTGCTGTGTTTGTAACAAGATTTTTCAATTGTTTTTCATTTAGAACTGCTTCTTTTCCGTGTAGTTCAGCAAGTGTACCTTGTCCAAAGTCTTGTAATACACTTCCGTATGCACCAACAGTACCACTAAACATATCTTGTGGCTTGTCTCTGTCTTCTAATATTTTTTGCACGGCGATTTGATAATCTAAAAGTTTTTGTAGTTGTTCATCTGTAACTTTTTCAGGCTCCTTTTTAAGCATCTCTGCAATGTCACGCATTTTTACAATATAACTTTGACTTTTTCTTCCTCTTTGATCATCTTCAAAACCGCCTGCTAATGCGGCCGCTTCTCTAAATTCATCTGCAAAGTTAAGACCATCTGGACCAATAATACTGTCTAGCATAAACTCTAGATCATTTTTACTTACAGAACTCAATCCATCTTTTTTAATAGTTTCCGCAGTTGATGCCGCGGCAGTCTGTTCACTTGTTCCTAGTATTTTCCTTACAAGATAACTGCTGGCAAAAGCACGATACATTTTGTCAAGTAAAGAGTCAAACTGTCTTGTAATATAAGGAATAAATCCTTCTGCTTCTATATCTTGTGTTATATCTTGAATAAATTTGTTAAATGCAACTAAACCGTTTTGAAACGAAGTGCTTGATAAAATTTTTACTAAAGTATTTGCTAGTGTTTCTCTTAAAGTTTGTAACATACTATCTAAGTTAGCAAATGCTCTTGCAAGTGGACTCATTTTGCCCATGTTGCCTTCTAAGTCATCGGTACTTCCTAAGAACTTACTAATACCTAAAATTAAATCTCCACCTACATTTCCTAACCCATCACCGTCCATTGCTAGAGAGGCAAAAAATTTGCTGTTGTTTCTAATATAATCTTTTTGTCCGTTTGCAAATGTAGTAACTGTTCCTCTAAGTTGATTGTCAAAGGCTTCTAATGATCCGCTAAAGTTTCTTGAACTGTTAACTGATGTTCGTAGTGCATCACCAAAGCCTTTGTTAATAGTCATCATTTGAGCGGCACCTTCAGTTAGTGGTGCAACGCCCATTAACATTGACATTGCCGCTTCACGACCTGCATCTCCAAACTGTCCAAATGTTCTAAGCACTGACTCAGCACGTAATTTTTCGTTGCCTTCTAGTCCTGCTAAAAATGATTGGAATGCTTTGTTTGCGTTTGCTTTATCAACTTCATCCTGAATTGCATCTGCTTGAGCACCTGTTAGTTCAGAAAGTCTTCTTATACCTTTTGCATAATCATCACTCTGTGAAATCAGCAAACTACGACTCATTGTTTCTCTTTGTAGTGCTAGTGAGTTACTTGCAAAGAATCTCATAAAGGTTTCGTTTTGTTCTTCAAAACTCAAACCAAAGGCCAACAAACTATCTCTATTTTGATCAAATGCAGTGGCCGCATCTTTGACTGCCATTTCGGCACCACGTGTTGCTGTTCCTAAAAATGCAAGTCTTTCTGAATTTGATGCTAAACTTCCTGCAAGTCCATCTAAACCTATACCTAGTCTAGCGGCCATTCCGTTCATCATTTCTAATCTGTCACCAAACGCAATACCTGATGCAGACAACTGTTGGAATGTTGTATAATTTTTGTGTAGCAATTCAACAACTGCATGAACTGCTTCTCCTAGTGCACCTAATGGTCCAGGTAGATCTCCAAGTGCTTTAGAAAAATCTGTAATCTTTGGTTGAGCGGCAACAAATCCTGCACCCATTTTTACAGCGCCAGCACCTACTGTTGCAAGTCCTGATACAGCACCGGTAACTAAACCTATGCCTTTGCCTAAAGCATTAAATCCCATAGTGACTGGGTTAATTGATTTTCCTAGTTTGCCCAAAGGAGAGTTTACTCCGCCAACACCACCTGTGCCGCCAGTTCCTCCTCCTTGGCCTTCTATGTCACGCAGAGTGTCTAAGATCTTCTGCATTGTGGCTTCTTCAGCCGCATTTTGTAATTCTACTCTAGCATCACCAATTGTACCAGTTACACCTATTGCCATAATCTTAAAATCCCCATAATATACGTATATAAATACATTTACTAATTATTAGTATAACTGTATTTATAGAGGACAACAACCATGGAAAATCAAAGCGTTTTAAGCAAGTATAAGCGCCAACCAA